GTTTTCCATTCTAGCTAATTGATTTTCATTAGCACCCATTGTTGTATCAGCTTTAGAAGAGTAATATAAATTTCTATATCCTCTTTCTATTAAATGTTCTAAAACACTCCAACCAATATTAGCATTTTCTACTACTAGTAAAGCATCATTATATTCTGTTGCTACTGAAAATAAAATGTTAGCATAATCTTTCGTTTGAACTTGTGCTTTATATTCACCTACTTGTTTAGCAGCTTCAATATCAAAAATATGAAATGCCGAGTAATCACTTCCATCACCTCTAGCAACGTCGGCTACTATCATATAGTCTTTACTATAATCAGGTTGTTCCCAAAGCCATAAAGCACCTTCTGGTCCTCTTCTTTCTATAGGATCTGATGTGAATGATGATTCTAAGAAGTTAAGCATATCAGGTTCAATTACTGTATCTCCAGATGTACTAAAATCACAATCACATTCTTGTGCGGCATGACGTAACCCTAAAATTTCATTTTGATCATCTCTCCATTGTTGAGTTCGTTCAGGATGAACAGTCCAAGGTAAAGATAAAGGAACAAATTTATTTTCTTTATTTTGTGCTTTAGTAAAGGATTTATGAAACCAGTTACCTGTACCATAAGGTGTAGATAAAGCAAGACATTGTCCTCCAGTAGCTAAAGTTTGTTGTGCAGAAGCAAAAATCTCATCAATCCCTTCAATAAAAGCAGCCTCATCAATAATAAGAAAAGAAACGGCTTCTGATCTACCTGCATCCGCTGTTGCGCCTACTGCTTTAATCTGTGAACCGTTATTTAACTTTAATGAAAGTTTATTATTTTCAGATGGTTTATCTCCTGATTTTAACCATTTAGGTAAACTATCATAAGCAAAACGTACTTTAGTAACCATATTTTTAGCAGTTTCCTGCTTAGTAGCGATACATAAAATATTTTTGTCTTTATTAAATAACATTAACCATAAAGCATAAGCTGATGCTAATGTTGATATACCTAACTGACGTGATTTATTTATAATTGTATACTCATTCTTTTGTATTTGTTGTAATACTTTTTCTTGGAACGGGTATAAATTAAATTGAATTCTACCTCTTTGTGGGTGTTGAATCCAATAATATTTTTTCATAAAATAGACTGGATCCTGCGAGCAGCGGATCCATTCTAATTTTATTATTTCCTTTAAGGGAAGTTGTGGTTGTATTTCAGACATAACTAATTTAGAAGTTTTTTATACTCCCAATTTTTTATTTAATTTGTTAATTTGAGCAGTTAAGTCTTTTAATTGAGGTACAACTGAAGTATCACCAGCTTTAAAAGCTTTAGCTATTTCCATTCTTTGTGCTTCAAGATCACGTTTTGCTACAATCATTTTATCTTTACTTCTTGAATCTTTTTCAACTTTTGTATCAATTATAGTATCATCAGTTGATGGTTCAGATTTAGCTGGTGTAATTTTAATCTTTTGTTCTCCTGGAGTTTTAGCAGCTTTTGGTTCTTTAGGTTCAGCAGCTGGTTTATTAGGATCTACTGGACGTCCTGTTCTTTGAGCTAATGGAGAAGATGAAGCTGCAATATATTGTGCTAGATCTTTTTCTAATACTTCTCTTGATTTTGGATTGTTCCAAGTAGCTATATCTTTACCTGTTTCTTTAGCTAAAGCTTTATAATCAACTTCACCTTCTTTTTCTAAAGCATCTAATGTATTATAGATAGCAGATCCTGGTCTGAATTTTTCTTTTTTAGCTGCAATTGCTGCTTTAGCTTCTGGGGAATCATCTGTTACTTTATAGAATGAAGCCATTTCATCTAATACTTCTTCATCTTCATAAATTACTCTTTCTTTTTCACCTGTAAGAGGATTTACATCTGCTATTTTATCAGCAAATCTTTCAGTTACTACAGTTTCAGTTAAAAGAAAATTCTTTGCTTTCTTTAAATCAAAATCACTATTAATGTTCATTGTTTTATTTTTTAAGTTATGGTTTTGATATAAATATTATAAAGAAATTACTTCTAATATCTGTTTTATACGTTCAGATGTTGAACCTTTTATAGGCACATATCTTACCAATCTATGGTTATATGTTTTAATATAATGTCTGATGGTAAAATCAATTAAATTTCTATATTTAGCGTCAATTGTACGTACCCCATTGTCTTCTATTTCAACCCCATCTGGTGATATATAGAAAATATAATCATAATCATCAATAAAATTACGAGCATATTCTTCAAATGAAATTTTATCTGTTTGGTTAATTGATTGGGCACATTGAGTAAAAGCTATTACATCAATAACTGTTCTATCAGTAATTAAATTTTCGTGCATTAATTCAGCGCAACGTTCTGCTAAAAATACTGTTTGCCCCTTTAATGTAGAATCAGTATTTAATGGAATACCTAAATCTCTTAAATACTTACTACGTTCAGTAGCAAAGTGATAATTTTTAAATTGTGGTAGCTCTTTTAAAGCATTAACTAAAGTAGTTTTGCCACATGACATGGTTCCTGTTAATCCGATTTTCATAACTTGTTTTTTAAAATTGTATTAATATTATTAAATTCTTTATATGATAATGCAATATAATTAATTTTTTCTTGGTAGCAAAATTCTTTTTTAATTTTATCTCTATATTGTAATCCTTCTAACCCTCCAGCTCTATATTCAAAATGACCTGTTTTTTTATAATGTTGTTCACCCTGATATTCTATTACTAGATTATGTTTAGGGATAAAGAAGTCAAATGGTAATTTTTTATTGGTTTTTGGGTTAAAACATTTATCAAATTTATGTTCTCTTATATATTCTATATCATTTTTTATAAGATATTTTTCAACTTCATCTTCACCTTTAGATATGTTACAATATGGGCAGTTATTTTTCATATGTAAATGGGCATTAGGCATTTGTAAAAATTCACCATGCTTAGAACATATTATTATAATTTTAAAAGCACTACCAGCTCCTTCTCCAACTTTTAATAAAGAGTAATCATATCTATCTCCATGCACTTCTCTAAACTTTTCTATCCACTGTTCCTTAGTAAATTTTCTAGCACTTCTTACATTATCTCCCATACACCATATACAACCTTGACCAAATAAATGATTATTAGGCTGTTGTTCAAATTCACCATGTTTAGGGCAAATTATTTTTACTTTAGTTTGAGCTTTAACATAATTAACTAATGAATAATCATAGTAATTATTATGTTTAATGTTAGCTTTATTTATAAACTGTTCTTGTGTTAACTTAGCAGGCATATTATATTGTTTTATCGACAATAAATATATGAAAGAGTAGGAAAAACTATAATATTTTTATTTATCTTTTAAAATGTTCCTTTAATTCTTTCTTTATATCCCTATAAGAATCAGGATTGCATCCATTAATTAAAAAAGCTAATGGTATAAAAATTAATAACATAAGATATGATAAGGGATTATAGATGTTTAATTTAATTTCACTATAATAGTCATTATTGTTTTTCCAAATATTTTTGTCAGTTATAACTAATTTAAAGATTTTTATTAATATTAGAAACTTTCTAAAACCCCCTATTTGATTTAACCTTAAATTTCTGTATTTCTTTAAAGACATTTTCATATTAAAATCTTGATGTTACTTGTGGATTTTTCTCTGGTGGTACTCCATGACGATCTCTACGTGCTTCTAACCATTCGTCCTTGGTATATTGGAAACCATATAAATAATATTCGTCTTTTTGTTTTAATTCTTTTTTATATCTAAGAGCGGGTTCATCCCATGAATGGAGTTTTCCATCAAAGTATATAATAGTCCTACCATCAGTTGATGTAAGGGTTCTTGATTTATAATCAATATTCGTAACGTCTTCCATTGGAAATTTTATTTGGTTTGTTCTATAAAAGATATAAAATCTTTAATAATTTCTTTTTTAACAGGTGTTGCTTTCTTATAAGCTTCGCTTAATATAACATTAATATTTGTGGTATCCACGGATTCTACAAGAAGTTGTTTAAGAGGAGTTAAAGCACTTTCAGCTAAAATATACTCTGCGTCCTCTCCATAATCTTCAAGATCGTTTAAATACAATTCTATATACTCTTGTAATTTATTTTGAGAAGTATTCATATATTATTTTTTTAACATGTTTAACAATTTCTTTAATATTTTTAATTTGAGAATTTAACCATTGCATACGTTCACCCATACGTTTTCCTGCCATAGGAGTTTCAATGTGATTTTCTGGGATGTATTTAAGTAATGGTTTCATATATTCTGTTCCTGTTAGACATATAAAATGGTCTGTTTCAGGATTAATACCATGAGATTTCATTTGTTTTGCTACTTCAACTCCCCAAGCTTCTTTTTCATTTTTAGGCATTTCCTTAAGAGTTTTATCATAAGGTTCTAGAACTTTAGTTAAAGGTACTAGATAATGTTTAGCAGATAAAATAAACATTTTGTCGGGTTTAAGCGACTTACCGTACTCTAAAGTTTTTTTGAATGTAGGCGACGCTGAATATAAGTCCTGCGCTTGAGACGGCTTATCTAATTTAGATTTAGTGCAACTTAATAGTACTATAGTAGACATTTATAATGATTTTAATATAAATATGTAAAATATTAAGAAAATTCATTATACCATTTATCATCAATCCATTGAGATTTAATCTTTTTAACAATAGCAAAATATTTTTTCCAATCTATAGCACCAATATCTTGAAAATGTTTATATTGTTTACCTACTCTATTATCATACGCATATCTTGATTTATGAGATAATGTAATTGAGGGGTGATTTACTTTAAGTTTTACTCCATTATAATCAACATAAACTATATCTTTAGGTTTAATATATTGACTATTAAAGAAATCTACTGTATATTCTATATAACCATTATCACCTGATGGTGTAACCCATTCTGTAGTATGTTTACATAATTGAATTAATTCTTTTTGAGCAAAATGTTTATCATTTTTATTTTCCCCTTTCATTTTATACCCATCTATTTCTGTAGTATCATAATCACCTCTACCTATTACATAATTTAAATTAAAGAAATCTTTAAAAACTAATAATTCGTCTTCAGTTAATGGTTCAGTTAGACTGAAATCTATATCAGGTTTACGATTTTTAAAATCATACTCTACAATACCCATTACATATAGACCTAAACTGCCACCTAAAATTAATTTATCACTTAAATTAGTCAATGGAAGAATAATATCATCATATTTTTGAGGCAAATTATGAACAGTATTTGGTTTATAACCATTATGTATTCTACTTAATATTTCTTTGAACATAATTAGTTGATTTTAATTTTAGTACCTGGTAGTTCTTCATTTATTCTTGATTTTGAACTATGAACCCATAATATAGGTTTAAGTGGTTTAGTAGCAGGTGAAGAACATTCTCCATCTGTTAGATAAATTAAATTATCAAATTCATTTCTATGTTCAACTAAATATTGCATTACAGGTTCAAAACTAGTACCACCTCTACCTTGAACTGATAAATCTTCTAAACTACCTTTATATTCATAAACTCTTTGAATATCAGCATCACATTCTACTACTGTTACTTTAGTACCTGTTTTATAAATGTGATAAATTTCGTTAAAAAATTCTGCTAATTCACTATTAGAAACTGAGCCTGATGTATCAATTGCAACTAATGTTGATTTTTTAAGTTTAATTTTTAAAGCAGGATTACCATAAAAACGTTTATTAGGTTTACGTCGTGTTTTTTTAGTAAATATTTTATTTGATGTATTACTAAATCTACGTAAATATGCTTTCCAATCTAATACAGGTTCTTGTACTTCAAATAAAGAATCAATGTAATCTTTCATTTCTGATGGTACTAAACCTCTATCTTTAGCGCGTTTTTCTAATTGATTTGCTATTTCTTTTAATTGATGATCAACTTGTTTACCTATTAATTTACGTTCAGCTTCACTCATTCCTTCCATTGCTTCCCATAATTCATGAATGTCAATTTCCATACCATTCATAAAATCAGCGAAATCTCCATTCGGGTTATTATCTAACTCGTCTTGAAGTTTGTCATAATAATATTTAGTGCCCTGTTTAGGAAGTAAATTTAAAGGTTTATAAATACCTTCCTCAAATTCTAATCCATCCCATTTTTCACCTTTATATTCGGCTTGAATATATGGGTTAATTTCTAAATCAGCAGCAACATTATATAATTTCTTATTAGGAAATCTATCAAAATGTTGTAAATGGAAAAACGCAATATGAAGTAATTCATGTTTTAAAACACCTAATTTAGTATTCTCATCTAATGAACTCCAAAAGTCAGGATTAATACAAAGTTTAATGTTTATATTATCTGGTGTAACACAAGCAGTAGGAATAGATGTAGTTAATTCCTTGTTAAGTGAAATTAAAAATAAACCATAAAATGGTTCTTTTAACATTAAATTTTTAGAAAATTTAGTAACTTCGTGATAGATAGACATAACCTTTTTTTTTAATTAATAATATTTAAATATACTATTTTAAGATCTAAGAGCCAAACTAATTTCTGATAAGATTAATGAATTGGGGTCAATTGATAACATTCTATTGATTTTATCTTTAACATAATCAGTAATAATTTCTTTAGATTCTTCATTATTTTGATGAGTTTTGTATAAATTTAAACTAAATTTTATCCAATCATCTCTAAAATTAATGTTTTTAGTATTATAATATTTAATAATACTTTTAAAACTTCTATGGTTATTTATACTTTTACCACTACCCCAATTAAATTTATCTATATGTTTATTTAAAAGAAGCGCAATTTTAAGTGAATCTTTTTCGATATTAACATTACTTAACATTTCTAAAGCCATATCAATATTATCTTGATCTTTACTATCAAACATACTATCTAATGTTTTTAAATAATCTTTATCTAATTCAATTCCATCACTATTAAGTGTTTCTAGAATATCATCATCAAATGCTATTTTAATGTTAGGATTTTTAAAGACATATTTTAATAAAATATAAGTATCAATTAAATTTCCTCCCCAAATTTCTTTACATTTATAACGTTCTAATGAAGTTTGTTTATGGATAAACTCTTTAAGCCCATGAGATATAGGATGTTGTGGATTAAAATCATTATGTATAAAAAGATGATCTTCACTTGTAAATTTCATACGATCTTTTGGAAGAGTACTATCTTTACGATTATTATAACCAGTTTTATCACTATCAGGAGTTATTTCCTTTAAGAATTTATAATTTTCAGGAGTTTGTTCAATTTTAAAATAACTTTCTAATGATAATTTTTTAATCTGTTTATATAATTCAGTTATATAACTTTTATTAACAATTATATTATTACATTGTTCAACTCTTGATGTTTTTTTACCATTATTTGTTTCAAAATACTCTTTTAACTTATGTCTAGGGACATTAGATAATTTTCCTGTATAAGTTTTTCCAGGTAAATCAACATTTTTAGGTTGATTAATTATAGACTCTAAGAAAGTTAAATAATCAGTTCTTTCTTGTTCAGTGAACATTATAACATCAGATGCTCCTTCCCAATAATTATAATATAATTTATTATCTCTAGTTGTTAAGATAATTGAATTTGGATATAACATAACCTTTTTTTTAAATTAATAATATTTAAATATAAGAATAATAAAAGGGGAGGCCAAGCCTCCCCATATTTTTATTTCATAATAAACTCAACTAATGATTTGTCCATCATCATAACTTTAAATTTAGATGGATTGTTATTGTAAACTGATTTTACCATGTTATAACAAATGTCAGTTGTAAATACTTTTTCATTAACAATTTTAGATAACCTTTCAGTTACTGTTTTTTCTATTGGATTTTCTTTAGAGAATAAATCTAAGAAATTGATTATTCTAGTTGATAGAGTTGACGCGATATCTGCTCTATATTTATCTTCTTTACCTGTTAATGATTTCAAAGTATTTAATACATACTGTTCATC